CGTGTCCGAACAAGATTACCAAACTCGCTTGTGGTTTTCTTTCTCGTAGGTCCCACAAATTTACTTATGTTGGAAGGATCAAGATTCAATACATTAGCCAATAAATGCATAAGCTTGTATCGAATGGTAGATCTCTTGCGAATCTCCAAACGAATAGCTTGTTTAATATTCATATTCATCTCTTTTGCGAATTTCTCGATTGTCATGTCGAGCTCCTCGCGTCGGGAACGAATCAGTTTCTCCAACTCCGTAATAGGACGCATACCAGGCTTTACTGGCAGATGTTTATACAGTTCCTCAGCATCGCACTGGAGTGCTTTAGCAAGTTTTTTCAATATGTCGTGATCAATATGCTTGGGATTTCCAATTTCAAGCTGACTGATTTGTACCTGAGTAAGACCACACAGTTCCGCAAGCTTGACCTGTCTAAGGTTCTGTTCAATGCGACAAGTTCTGATGAAGCTCCCTAGCGCACTTTCGCACGGCGTCATTCCGACGCCTACATTTAATTTTCTGACCATTTTTTTTCTCCTTTACTGGATTTAACCAGCGGTTTCAATGACCTTGCGACAACGTGCCGCGTGTTCCAAAAAGCAGTCTTTCAGCCTTATGGAATATGAGCAAAAAAGTAACATATTTACTACAACACGTCAAAATGAATATTCAGATTGTACTTGTTCTGAAGAATATTCACTATGACTTATTGTAGCTCCCCTATTGCTTACTAAATTATTAGTAACAAAAATCGCGCCGACAATTGCTAATACAGCTAGGCCATTTGTTATAAGATCGGTATGCTGAACCTTGAATTTGATAGACACATTTAACAATAGGGCTACGAGCATTAGGGCAATAATAACGTATAACAATGTGTTGAATGTATTACGAGGAGAGGCCGTAACTTTTTCTATAACAGTAGGCTTTGAAACATTAGGCTTTGCAACAGTAGGCTCTGCTATTGGATTAATTTCCGCGCCGAGAATGTTTGAAGCCTGAACTGGTTCCTCCTTATATGCTACTAACGTAGGCTTAGCAGTCTGAGGATTGGCGTAAACCTGAACAACAAAGAGGGTTTCTTTGCCTTCATAAATTCCAGTTGCCAGACCTGTTCCGACTTCCCGATAGGATGACTTTACAATGTTGGCTCGATGGGTTGGTGAGTTAATCCACGCTATAACCACATCTTTAGAATCTGTAAAATTTATTGCTAGGTTCTCTCCGGCATAATCATATCGATATTGAACGTTATCTAGTAAATTCCACATAGTCTGGCCATCTGGGCTTGTATGTGCAAAGTAGCTTTTTTTTGCCATATCCTCAGCTTTCATTTGAGCTGCCTGATCGAGAATAGAGCTAACAGTAAGATTTTCGAGTTGACCGTTCATTCGTTCTTCGTTTATGAGAGTCGTGAGAACGACAGGAATAACAGTAGCCAGATTAGAGTTATTGAATACACCCACGAATGTAAGTGTTGGGATCATAAAGACGATTAGCTCAAGGAGAAGAAGGAGGATTACGATCGTACGAGCATTTTTACCATGCAAAAAGTACGGCCGATAATCATTACCTTCGTGGGGTATGAAATACTTTTTGATCCAAGAAATCATATATTGTGATTATATAACAAAAAGCCGCATCTTGTTTTAGGGCGTTGTTTTGTTAGTTGGGTTTGACTTATATTACTTGTTGAGCTCGGCACGTGTCAGTGGACCTACGAAACCATTTATATATCCGATACTAGGATGTGCTGTCTGATATGCCTTTACTGCTGCGAAGGTGACCGGACCAAAATAGCCAGTATCTGTAGGAAAAGTAAATAATCCTTCCTTGCGGAGTCTTGCTTGAAGCTCTTTCACGTCGCTACTATTCACATCTTTGCGAAGATTAACGAGAAATCTGAAATTTTCTGCACCCAAGACCTGTGGAACAGGTGCTTCATTAAATAAAGGTTTAATTACTTTACTACTGCTACCACTACTACGTCTAGTTGAGCTTGAGCCATAACCAAAAGCGGTGTCGAAACCTACTGCTGAAATTAATACGAGACTTAATGACGCTAATGTCGCTTTCACAAATATATTTTTTTTCATAAATTTTCTGTTGTGGCTATTCGAGCAAATCAAGGTATTAATAATTTATGTCAAACGCGTAGGGGGTTACCCTTTTTTATCGCGATAATGTAATATTACTTAGCAATAAAATTATATGCAATCAAACTTATCCACACCAACACTGCCGATAAGACCTTTGATTTTATTAGCTCTAACCATGCTCTTGGTAATTGGAGGAATTTTTAGATTTTATAATGCCGGGGACCAGTCGTACTGGATGGATGAGGGCTATACAATCAATGCCGTTTTAGCAATTCAGGAAAAAGGTGCATCAATTTTAGATTCTGGACTTCCCTACTCTTGCCCAATTTATTGTTACCCCACTTCATGGATTGCGAATAAGTTCGGAAACTCTGCGGAGAGTTACAGGTTTCTCGCTGGTGCTGCCGGCCTGATTTTTATTGGCGTTCTTTTTTTTGTAACTCGCAAATTATTTGATCTCCGTATCGCGCTTTTTACTTCTGTTGCACTCACGTTTTCTTATTGGCAGATTGCTTGGTCGCGTCAAGCGCGGTGGTACACTCTTTTTGCTCTTTTCTTCTGGCTCGCGCTTTATTTTTTTCATCGTGCACTTTATGTTAAAGAAAAAAAAGGATGGTACGTGGCCCTTACTGTTTTTTTTACGATTCTTTCAATTCTTACGCACGGTCTTGGGTATGTCTTACCAGTTATATTCATGGGCTGGATTATTGTCGATCAAATATTCTTTCGCAAAAGGTTAACGGAGAAGAAAGGCTTAGGAATTATTGCGATAATGGCTGTTTTCGGGGCAGTTATCCTGTCATTAGTTCCAGGTGTGAGCTTTCATTACGAACTTCCGTACTACGTAAGCTTTTATCTCCGATCCTACTGGCTTTTTATCCCTTTTATTCTTATCGCTTTTTTCAACGAAGGGCCCCACAAACGAGAAATATGGTTCTTTCTTATCGTCTTTGTTGCCTACCTGATCCCGCTTTCCTTTTTCACGAATATTGTTCACTACAGGTATCTTTTTCATGTAGCACCGGTACTTATCGTGCTAGGGGCGGTTGGTGCAGTTGCTATCCACGATCATATGAAGCATTCGTATGCAAAGATTACTTACTGGCTACTACTCCTTGTGGTATTTTTTTCTTTTGCGGGCGGGGTCATCATCCCGCACACTGATTATTTTCTAGAATCAGACAATCCTGAGACGCTTGGTGATCGACCTTCCTACTCCTATACGCCGCAGCCCGATTGGAACGGCGCGTACGATTTTATAAAAACGCACAAGGTTACAAGCGATCTCATTATCTCTACGCAACCGCAGTTTAATAAGATATTTCTCGGTGAGCCAGGTTATTGGATCAAATATAATTATCTAGGTTTTAACGACAAAGACGAATTTAGCAAAAATAATCGAGAGTATTATGTCGGAGCGGAGATTATAAATAACTTGGTGGAATTAAAATCAATTACTGCTTCAAATAATGGTTTTATAGTGTATGATTACATGGCTTCCCAAGGCAGAATTTCTGAGGACATTCTAAACTACATAAACACAAACTTTACTTTAGTATATCAAGAGAAAACCAACTCTTATTCAGAAATATGGGTATACGATTTCTAAATATTGCAAAATGCAAATAAGTATTTAAAAATTTTAATTTAATGAATAACTTAATTAAAAATTTAAAAAGTGGTATCTTTCTTAAATCTCCTATATTCTGGACTCGTTTTTTTGCCTATGCCATTCCCTTCGTTTTTTTGTTTTATGTTCTATATATAAACTTCCTACCATTTGGCTATAACAAAAACTTTATTATTAACGTAGGTTCCAAAGGCGACACTGACTCATCGAAAGAATTTTATTTGGGACCCTCAAGAGATCTTTCTGAAGTGACAACTTCTCCTGATGGAAGTACTTATCGCACATTAAACGGATTCGCCTATGTAAGCTTCAATCCAAAAGTAGTATTAAAAAATACAGAAGTGACAGTGTCTGTAGAAAGTAATAACGTATCAATTATACCTCCTGTAATTGATTTTAACCCAGATAATATTAAATGGGATTACTCATGGGATTTTACAAATGGTATCCCCAAAGATCTAACTGGCAACGCCTTTATGTTTGACGGTGAGGCAATTTTTAACGGTAATGATACTAGTTTAGAGCTAGTTAATTCTGCTGATAAATTTGAAAATGGACCTTTTACTTTATATGCAGAATGGATACCCAGAGACAGTTCTAATAATGGACAGCAGATTGTGGGACATTTTAACTGGGAGCTCTGGCAAAATAAAGATAATGTTGAATTTCGAATCGGCAGAGTAAACGATACTAGTGGTCTAGTTTACAGCACCCGATATCCTATAACTTCCGAATTCTTTAATAAAAAACATTCAGCCATAGCTATTTATAACCCATCAGAAAATGGGTATATAGACTTTTTTGTTGACGGAGTTTTTGCCGGAAGAACATATATTAAAACAGATAAGATACGGGCAAACTACGGAGATCAAAATCTTAGTTTTGGTTGGACGCCCCACAATAATGGTAGTAATAAACATTTACTCGGCACCATATACAGGGCGAACATCACTTCAGGAAATATATTACCATTTAGTTCAAAGACTAGCTTTCGGTTAAATGGTAACAACCTCAAAGATATATCTATTGTATCCGCGATACCATCAGAAATTCAAAACATAACATTAAATGCACTACAAAAATAACATAAAAAATATTTTAGGTATTGTAAAAAAAAATTTCCTAGCTCCTTTTTTTTTATCAATATCTTTAATGTTAATAGTTCCCTTTTTACTTAATCTTAAAATAGGTTCCTTAAATAATCTTTCACTTATATATACAGGAGGAATTTTTAGTTTTATTTCCTTCTTTTTATGGTTTAAAGATAGAGATTCAAATATAAAAGTAAAGAAACTTGTTGTGGAATTTTGCTTAATATTGTTCTTAATGAGTTTATGTATAATAACCATTTCAAATCTAAATTTACTTACAAGATATAACCCACTCATAATTAATAATTTATATCATGTAATAAATCTCATATTCATCTTTTCTGGACTTGTTATTATTTATGATAATAGAAACAAAATATTAAATAACATACTTAACGACAATAAATATGAAGTAGAAGAAGTACAAAAAAAAGGTCTAAACTTCCACAAAGAATTTCCTATAATAGCAAAAATACCTATTGTGAGAGAATTTTTTAAATGGTCTTATTTAAACGGATATTGGTATGTAATTACTTTATTAGTAATTTTAATCGTTGGAGCAACATTAAGGTGCTGGGATTTAAACTATATTCAATGGAGTGACAATTTTAATTTTATATCTGCAAAAGCTTTGTACCAAAACGGTAATTTTATTTACAATAGGAATGCTGATTATACTTTATTCACTGGATATTTATTTCATTTATTTAAACCTAGTTTATTAATAGCTAGAATATTCCCAATTATTTTTGGAATTATTTCTATTTTTTTTGTATATGTATTTGGCAAAATTTTTAATAAGAAGGTTGGATTAATATCAGCATTTTTATTTGCGATATCACCAGTCGCAATTGAACAATCTAGTATTGTTAGAGAATACACATTAAACCTTTTTATATTTTTACTCGCATCAATTTTCTTATTTAGCTTATTCAATAAAGGACTGCAGGTCTATAAAAAAGTTTTATATTGTTCCCTTGTCTTAGCTTTAATATATCTATACTCAATATTAACAGTGAATACAACACTACCGATCATACTATTTGGTCTATTAATAATTTCTTTATTTCTAATTTTCTATGAAGATAAAGAATTTAAATTTTTTCTTATTCCGACTATTGCCATAATGTTGGTGATCTTTAATTTTTTTATATCAAAATTTGACAACTTTTACAGTGGGTTTTTATGGAATACTGGATGGTTTAATATATTCTTTAATCCCAAAGTTAACTACCCTATGCAGTGGTTTAATGGCTCAAATATTAATATTGTTTTAATATTTTTTATATTTCTTATTCCTTTGTTTTTTAAATTAAATAAAAAAATTTTACTCTGTTATACAATTTTTTTCTTTTATATTATTTTATTTGTTTTTAAATTCCAAGATAACCTGACTTATCTAGCTTCAAGATATCTTTATCATA